TCTGTAGAGATGTCATCTGCAATATCATATAGTGTTGCTACTGTTTTCCCCCTAGACTGTCGAAGTACCCTCCCGATAGACTGAAGGTTTCGGACTCTTGACTTGCTTGGGGAGGCGAATATAAGGTTATGTAACCTTTTAATGTTAACACCAGTACTAAAAGTCCCATAAGAGGCGACAATAATGCCATTGTTTTCAGGAGTTTCATTTTCAACTAACCTCCTAATTTCTTCACGATCATCAACATCAACTCCTCCATAAACTAAATGCACTGGTCTATCAGTGTAATTATTTATCATATCATACAAAGGGAGACCGTGCTTCTCTACGTAATTGAATAGCACCAGCGTGTTTCCCTTTAAGTCACACGCTAAATTGCGGATAAATTTATTACGTTGTTCATGCTCACAAAGGTAATCCATTTCATCTTGATATCCCTCAAAGATTTTTTCTTCATGCTTTAACAAAAGAATCTTTACTTTAAGTTTGGCAACATGCCCTTTCTTCATTAGATCAGATGTCTTAGTAACCTTTGAACATCTACCAAACACACCTTCCAATACTAATTGATTAGTATCTGATCCATCTAACGTACCAGTAAACCCATAACGATACTTACAACTATGCAACTTAGACATTAATCTAGTCAGTGATTTTGCTTTAAATAAATGAGCCTCATCACCAATTACAACATCAAACTTATCAAAGAACTTTCGTGGTTCCTTATATAAGGACTGCCAAGTTGATATAACTACATCATGGTCTGTATATTTTTCTTCACCAGCATAGATTTTATGACAGTGGTACTCAGTGTTCCAACCGTACTCTGTAAAATCTTTATACATTTGTTCGACAAGAGATGTAGTTGGTACTATAATAAGTACATTCCGTTTAACATTTACATGAAACCGAACCAATGAATAAATCATTAAGGATTTCCCGCTTGCAGTTGGCGACAATAGGAGTGCTCTGTTGTATCGTAGGCACTCGTATATTGCTGCGTATTGGTAGTCCCGAACCTTCAATCCAGAAGGAAGACCCAGTGCTTGAACAAATCCAACTACAGACTCAGGAGTTATTAGATCATTCTGATCCTTGGGATGCCCAAAGTATTGAGATTCCTCGAACTGATAATGATATCCCCTTTCCTTTGCCCAGTCAGTTAGATAATCTACTAAACCGCAATAAATCTCTCCAGTAGCAGGTGAGTATAACCGTACCTTACCGTCCCAACCTTTGTATCTCCTCGTTCTTTGCATGTATTTTGCAGAGGGGATTTCAAAGGTAAAAAATTCTGCTGCCTCCTTATGGAGATGAGGCTCCGCTTCAACTTTTAAATAAACTTCATTCTTCTTACGAATAAGGAGGTCCATAAAACCATGCTACAATTGATTTTCTAACTCCAGATGTGATAGGTCTTACCCTATGCCATTGATCACCTTGGAAAAAAATAGCAGACCAAGGTTTTAACTTAAAAGTTTTATACCTTGGGTCTGCATCTGGTCTATATATCTCCAAATCAAACTCCCCTCCTTCATAGTCATCATTAAGGAAAAGAGACATACTAATCTTTCTAATCATTCCCCTGACAGGTTTTGGATGTTGATCCACATGCCAGTCATAAAAATCTCCCTCCCCATAGATACCAAATTGTACAGGTTCTATACCTGCAAGATTCAAGTTCCAATTAGCAGATCTATTAATCTGTTTAGACATACGCATAAGCATAGACAAGAGATCCATATCTCTTACCCACGCTACTTCAGAACTTCTAGTTGATCTTTGACTACTGTGTAATTCTCCTTTAGTAAATTTTAAATCTTGTGATATTGCTCTTCTTACTATATTAATTGACTGAGTGTTGAAGGATACTTCCTTGTAAAAAAGTCCATAGTTCATTATTAAAAACCACTTTGAAATTTCTTCCACTCAATAGCATTCTTAATATGATACGTGCGATTATTAATCATACGCAAAACGCCATCTAAAAAGAAGATTACTTGGTCTATGTATTCAATCTTGTACTTAAGTCTTCCGATATCATCATCTGCTTCAATAAACATCGATATCTCTTCCTTAGTGGTAAGTTTAAGATCAAATGGCATTTCCTTATAAACAGAAGATGGTGCCTTACCTTTGTAGTACAACCACTTCTCTTTGATGAGACGTTTCATTTCAATATCTCTTTCCTTTTTCATAAGAGAATATTGATTATGAAACTCCATATACTTCATATGAAGTTGAGGAATTGCCAAGGAATCATTATCATGTAAATCCTCATCTAATTTAGAATCAGATTTCCACATGTCTTGCAATGTTTCTAAATTCATAATATAGAAAAAATCAATAGGTTATCTTCTTACTTGTGAGTTTGTATTTCTGATTTCGTATAGTGTATATCTAAATGTTGTTGTTGCAGTAAAGTAATCATTATCACCACCAGTAACATCGAATGGTAATGATGATAAACTTACAGGAAACATATCCTTAAATACAACATCAAAATTTGCAATGTTATTGTTGTTTAATACTTGTAGTGTAGCATCTGAAAATCTAGGATCTTCTGAAGGACTATCCGCATACTTGTCTAACCATACTCGCCTTTCTTTAAACTCTTGAGGAGTTCCCAATGCTCGCATCCAGTTATGGATCTGCATATAATTTCTTAAATCTTCATCAACAATAAACTCCATAGAAAATTCACTGTAACGCATGTTGCCTTCAACTGGAATAGGAACCGTACCCCTAGTTGGAATTTCAACTTGCCCTAATTCTACAGTAGGAATTTCTGCTTTTTGACACAAGAAAGAAACCTTTCGTGCTTTATCCAAAATGAATAAAAATCCTATTGGAGAAAGAAAGTTTCTATTCGTTAATTGGTCTTCGTACCAGTTTGCCATTAGACTATTCTTGTTCCATTAATATTTAGGCACCCAATAAAAAAGGACTCCGAAGAGTCCTTTATATTCCTTTTTGTGTTCTTTAAACCAGAATCTCTTTACAGATTCTTTTACAACTGGGCTGATCTGTCTCGCATTCAATTAGACATTCATAGTAATCATCTAATATTTTATCCTGTTCGGACGTATGGTGATTCCATTCTGCCAAACTATTTTGCGAAACGATGTTATGCATACTTATTCTCCTTTAACTTTACATATGATATAGAGAAGGTTTCAGTGCATCTTGTTGTTCCTCTTATGTGTGTAGGTTTCCCTGACTGATATTATTTATAATGGTTTGTGTTGGTATTAACAAAAATATATGCCTACTAATTTATACCTAAATATATTTTTTAAACTGTGAGGGAAGGAGTCGAACCTTCAAGTCCCGCCAGGAACATCAGTTAAACAGACTGACACGTTTACCAATTTCGTCACCTCACAAAGAGCCCTATTCAAGGGCTGATATTATACGAGTCATTCCGATGCCTCCACCAGATCTAGGGAAGAAGTCAAATGATAAGAACTTTTCAAGTTCTGCTTCTACCCTACTTCTACCAAACAAATCAATGATGAGTTGTGCATACTGTCCATCAGAGATGGTATAGAATGTGTCTCTCATTTGATCCTTGTCAGTGCTACGTTCAGCACTACCAATAGTTTCCATACCGTTTAATATAACATCAATCTTCTTACTTGTACCATCTTCATTACGTGCCATATTCCAGAATGGTGATGTCCACTCAGGGAAGTCAGTAATCATACCACGTTGAATTTTCTCTTCATGATCATGGTCTAATTCTTTAGTGTTGAATTGATTAGTCCAATCATCATAAGTTTGTATATTTCCTTTATCCAATGGTAGACCCAACCATTCACACAATTCTATCTCCATTAATTTAAGTTCTTCTACACCTCCCTTCATTTCAAATTCAAACATAGGAAAGATTGTCTCATGTCTACCAGGTACAGGATTAGGTTCTGCTCTGTATGATGTTGAGACACAGAAAAACCCCTCTTCTTTGGGGTTGGAAAGTAATTCGTGTTCTAGCCACATCTGACCTGTCTGTGGTAGTGGCCATATATTACCACCATAGTTATATGTTGCTACTGTTTCTGGATCTTCACAAGCAGCAAGGATACTTAAGCGGTTCTGAGTGTGTACTTCTAAAAAGTTTTTCGACAAAAAAAATGACCTTAATAGGTCAACTGCATCGGAGTATTTTCTTGGATCAATTAGACTTGTCATTACTATTGGTCAAACTGAGATATTTATACAAAAAAAGAGACCCCTTAGGGTCTCTTTAAAGTTATGTGTTAATAACACCAAATTACATGATGTTAGCAACTTGTGTACGTCTGTAGTACTTGTTAGCATTCGCTGTAAGAGCACCAGAACCTTGGGTAAGACCACCTGAGAATGGGTTTGAAACCATACCGTAACGAGTCTTAAATCCAATTTTTGGTTGGAAGGTGTCAGGATTTATTGCTCTGACCTGCTGTAGAGGTACATAAGGGCAATAGAATAATCCAGCGTCATAAGGAGAAGTTCCTTTGTAGCCAGCAACATAGAAGTGCTTATCAGCAACGTTAGCAGAATAAGGATCAACGTAGACCTTGATCTTACCGTTAAGAGTACCAACTAGAGTAGAAGAAGTATCGTCTACACCTGTTAAAGCGTTGTTACCATTAAGAGCAGGAGCGTAGTCAAGAACGCCAGCCATTCCTAGAGCAGAAGCAACGTCTGCAGAGCAGATCAAGATGTTGCCCTTCCCACGACGAGTTTGCTGACCGATAGCGTTAGCATCTCTTTCTATCTGGAAAAGAAGTCCTTTGAATTTCTCAACTGACCATCTACCATTTGAGTCAACGTCAAGGTCGAAGATACCAGCAGTAGCAGTATTGTTTTGAGCACCAGCAACAGCGTTTGTGTAGATAGTTCTAACAACTTCTCTGTTGATTTCAGCAAGG